CATAAAGTAGAGTGCATCGACCACAGATATGTCTTCTGCAGTGCTTGGTAATAGAGCGCTTTCGTTGACAGAACCTGAACGCCGTTGTCCCCGTCAAAAGGGATGGCGTGCGGCCCTGTGCTCGTTAAAGCTGCTTTCGCAGACTATGGTGCGCGAATTGAGATGTTGCACTGATCTCTTTTCGCCTTCAGAGTCTTCTTGCGAAGAGCTTCAAAGAGCTTGGAAAGTATATTGCTCAGGGGGAAAGAATGAACGGGAAAGATATTCCCTCGGTGCCTTCGTGAAGGCTTCGAGAGGCATATTCGATTTCCAGTGCAGAGTTTGTGGGGAGTCCCGAAAAAGGACGGCCCTTCACTGCTGGGAAGAGAAAATGCTTCAAGAACCAGAACCTGTTAGTTCTAGAACCTTGAGTGATTTGAAGGAACGTGTTCGTCGTCTGTTGACCTGCAAGACAGACGACTACTGGAGTAGTTGGGGAGGGGAGAAGGACCCAAAGGTCCGGGTCCCGGACCTCAATGCGTGTTTTGAGAAGAGAGTTGTTGACGGAGGAACCTTTTCTGTTTCGAAAGAAAAGGCTCTCAACCCGTCTCTCTGGCTCGCGGGCGCAGTGAGGGCAGACGCAGTTCTTACCAAGGGTAAGTACCGTGTCGTCACTATGCAACCGGCTGTTGTTAAGCGGTTGCTCGATGCCCCTATGAACGCGGCCTATGACTGGATTAGCTCCCAGTCTTGGTGCGTTCGTGGGGACGTCTCTATTGACGACTACGCCACTATTCTTGGCAAAGGAGTGTACGTTTCGGGGGATTATTCCTCTGCGACGGATAACCTTTGTCCGGATGCGGTGTACGCGGTAGTGACTGTGTTGGCGGAATTTCTTCCATTACGAGAGGCTGATCTCCTCCGCAGGTCTTTCCTGCCCTTTTTGTGGCAGGGGGGAAGGACTTGCGGTTTGGATGATAAAATTAATTCAGTCCGTCTACGAAGTGAGTGGAAGAGAGTTCTCCGGGGCTCCATGATGGGCTCGAAGTTCTCCTTTGTCGTCCTTTGCCTTTTAAATCGGGTGTCTTTTGATCGTGCGGCTGGCTGCCGAACTTTTAAGTCACCTGGTTATGACAATGATGGAGTTCCCGTTTTAATTAACGGAGACGATATCGCTTTTTGCGACGACAAAGGAGGTGAGTTGTACCAGGCATGGATTGCCAAGGTGAGGGAGGTTGGATTCGTAGTGAATGAGGAGAAGACTAAGCGGTCTACGTTGTATGTAGAACTTAATTCGACTCCTTGCTGTATCACTACATTGAAACTCCTCCCTAGACCAAGTTTTGGGGTCCTCTCGGCACAGTCCGAGATGTCGCACCCCAACAACGAATGGTATGTACCTGATTGGCAGTCTGTGCTTGATTTGTGCAACAATCTTCATTGGAGCACATGGACCTGGTTTTGCTCCCAGACTCCTGTTGTGGAGAGGTTAAAAAAGAGTGGCATTGCTCCTGGTGCTTTTAGCAGGAGACAGTGGAGGTTCTTTGTTAAGAAGAAGTGGTTTCGGCTCCTCGCCGTTTCCGCTCCAACCGAAACTGTCGTGAACACTCTTCCAATGGTTAAAGGCCCATTGCTTACCCCGATTGATGAAGAGACAGTGTGTGCCCTCGAAAAGGCATATACTCGTCTCTTTATTTCGCGGGGTTTGGGCGGTAACCACTCTATGCAGAAACGACGCATTAGGCCCGAAAGGCCTAGTGGTCCAGTACCTGCACGGATTGAGCGGGAAAGTGTTTGGGTTCGCC